ACTGCCGTCATAATTCCTCCTACGAACTAATTGTATCAATAAATGATGTAACAATATCTAAAGACGAAGCTGTATCACTTTGTGCTTTAAGTACATCACCGTTTGCTAAAACAATTTTTGCACCACCTTGAATTAGCTCGATTGCAGAGTTTGGTGGGATACTTACATTTTTTGCAATGAAATGATCATTTCCACCATTTACAATCTGACAACTAGCTAAAACAGTAGAAGTTGTTACATTACAAATTCTGATACCTATAACAGCATCAAAATCTCCAGCAGTAATTAAAGTCACTGGAGATGTACCAACGTTTCTTTGTAAATTGTTTCTAAAATCTTGTGCCATAATTTATTCC